TTGTCTCAGCGTTTACAGCAGCACTCCAAGCGCCCTTCTTCAAAGCGGCGTCTTTGATTCGCCCAAGTTCTGCCACATGGCTGTCATAATTGACTTCATACTTTTTAAGTCTCTCTTCTTTGAGTTCACCTATGTATTTAACAACAAGTGGATTTAGTTTAGGATTGGTTAATTCTGATCCTTCTTGCCTACAACGCTTCTCACTGTATCCGGCCAGCTTTGCTGCCTCTGATTTTGTAAGTGGTCCATCAGGCCCACCGAATACTAATAGTTCGGCGAATCTCTTTTGCATTTCTGTAAGTCTCTTCGGTAATCCCATATTGACAATTTAGGGTAACAATCATATATTGTCAAGCATGATGACGAAAGAAGAAGCGATAGCTTTTCACAAACAAATGGAAGAGATCAATAAAGATCCAAACTACAACAACTATCCTGAGAGAGGTCCTAATGATTTAGAACAGAGGATAGAAGACTTAATGAGGATTAACGTAGAGCACCACAACCTTAACGCTGACTTGAGAAAAGAAATAAAATATTTGAAAGAGAGAGCAGTGTTTTATCAAGAACAGTGTGATCAGTTGAAGAAAGAGAATCGTGAGTTAAGAGAGATAGGTAAAGACTTTATTGAGCAACACAGAAACAAAGGTGACATGTAGTGTATGTAAAACACTTACAAGAGTATCTTAGTAAGTTTACCGAAGGCAACAACGGTAGAAGAGGTAATGCTGTTAGTGATGCCAAAATATATATCATGACTAAAAAAGGTTATCTTGAAGAGATCAAACGTATTGAAGTTCATGAGAGCACAAACCCACTTGATACATCTCTGCGTGTTGTTTTGAAGCCAAACAGGGAGGAGAAGTTAATACTTCCTCCTGGATATATTAAGGATTATTAATGGAAATTATTTGTTATGTACTTCTAGTTTTGTGG